CCGCTGATAACGTCTAAAGCCTTAAAAACACCTCTATTCTGCTGAGTATGGCAGACTACTAGTGGTATGGCGTCGCGACCGAAGTCAGCGTGTGATACATAGAAGTTGTACCCGGGCCGCGCGGCGGCACATGGAGAGTCAAGACCCTGCAGGTGTATGAGGTGATCGACGCTTATAGCGAGGTGTTTTTGGGTTACTCCGTATGCGAGACCGAGAACCCCCGCGCCCAATACGCCGCCTACCGCATGGCTCTGATCACAGCCGGACACCGGCCTTACGAGGTTGTGCATGACAACCAGGGCGGCCACAAAGAGGGTGACGCCGTGAAGTTTTTGGATCGCCTCCCGGTCAAGGTGCACCGCACGACCAAGCCTTACAGCGGCCAATCAAAAACCATCGAGAGCGTATTCAACCGCTTCCAGGGGCAATATCTGGCTCAAGACAAATTTTTTACCGGCATGAATATCACCGCTGTAAGAAAGTCAAGCCATGTAGACACGAATTTTGTCTACGCTAATATGGAGCATCTATATACCCGCGCCGAACTTATCAAAGCTTATGAGGAGTATCGCGAGCGGTGGAACGTTGCCGCGCACCCCAACACCGGCATCAGCCGCATGGAGATGTATCTGACGAGCTCCAACCCCGCCACCCCCGCGATCACAGAGGAGGATATGGTGAGTATGCTGTGGTGGACCACCGAACAACCTGTGGCCTACACCGACAACGGCCTCACGGTAACCATCAACGGCGAGAAACGTAAATATGAGGTGCATGAGCGCCCGGGTGTATATGACTACGATTTTCTCGGCCGCAACCGTGGCCGGCGATATTACGTCAAGTATGACCCCTGCGATCTGTCGTCAGTGCGGTTGTACACCAAATCGTCGACCGGCGATCTGCGCTTTGAGCGCGTGGCTGTGCCTCCCGTGAGGATCCACCGCAACATACAAGAGCAGCTCCCCGGCGAGCAGCAGCTGATCCGCGACAACATCAAGGCCAACGAGGAGGCCTACAAAAAACGAGAGATAGAGGCGCGCACCATCGAGCGCAAGTATGGCATGTCGCTCGAGCAGCAGGGACTTAACCGTCCGACACTCCCAGGCGGCAGCAAGAAGATCGAGGAGGAGATCGAGCGCGAGGTACACCGGCGCACCCGCAATCTGCGGCCGAAGTATGAGCGCATGAGCGCCGGGCAGGTCAGCAAAGAGATAAGCATGATGATACTCGACAGGAGTACCGGCAAGAAGCAGAATGATGACTACGGCGAGGATCAGCAATACAGAGCAGTAGCAAAATTATAACACGAGATAATCATGACACAAACAGAAAAACAAAGGATAACCGACGCCCTCCGCACTTATGTAGGGCGCTATCCGAGCCAAAACAAGGCCGCCGCAAGCCTCAACGGCGTGTCGGCCGCGACCGTCAGCGCCATACTCAAGGGCAATCATGAGCTGATCAGCGATGATATGTGGCGCAACGTCGACAAGCAGGTGACCCCGCAAGGCTCGCAGCTCGGCTGGAGGATTGTCGAGACCACATCATTTCGCGAGATCCAGACCGCCTTGGCTGACGCACAGGATTTTGGTAACGTGCGTTGGATCGTCGGCGACGCAGGCTGCGGCAAATCGACCGGAGCGCGGTGTTATGCCGCCAACAACGACAACGTGTTTGTAGTGCTCTGCGACGAGGATATGCGTAAGAGTGACTTTGTCCGGGAGATCGCCCGCAAGGTCGGGCTCAAAACCGCCGGCATGCGCCTGCGTGAGATGCTCGAGGGCGCGACCGACTACCTTATGCAGCTCGAGTCGCCGCTGCTGATATTTGACGAGGGCGACAAGCTCAATGACAACGTTATTCATTACTTTATCAACATTTACAACCGCATGGAGGGGTGTTGCGGCATAGCGTTTTTGTCGACCGGCTACATCGAGCGCCGACTGGAGCGTGGCGTGGCCTGTGGCAAAAAAGGTTACGCGGAGATCTACTCGCGCATCGGCCGCCGGTATTACGAGCTCGAACCTACCAACCACATCGATGTGGAGGTAGTCTGCGAGGCAAATGGCCTGACAGACAAAGGGCAGATCGCAAAAGTGGTTGCGGTTGCCCGCGATAGTGACTACGACATGCGCGTCGTGCGCCGCGAGATCCACCGACAAAAGCGGATCGCCGCCGCTAAAACGGCACCTGAAAAGCAGTCAAACAACGGTTAAACAGCGATCAAATGGCACGAGCATTATCAGTCAAAGAGGTTGACGCAAAAAAACTCCCTACCCTGACATTGAGCGAGCGATGGCACAATATGGTCGGAGAGATCGCACCCACCGGCGTATGGTTGATATGGGGCAAATCCGGATCAGGTAAATCGTCGTTTGTCATGCAGTTGTGCAAAGAGCTGTGTCGGCACTATAAGGGGATCTACAATAGCCTCGAGGAAGGCATATCCCTCACCCTGCAAAACAACATCCGCACCAACCGCATGAGCGAGGTCAACTCGCGTCTGGCGTTTGTTGAGGAATCGATCGAGGAGCTCAATGAGCGCATGACCAAGCGCATGAGTCCACATTTTTACATCATCGACAGTCTGCAGTGTACCGGGCTGTCGCCCAAGACATATGACGAGTTTGTCAATATCCATAAAAAAAATAAGCTGATAATATTTGTCAGCCAGACCGACGGACTTCGCCCGAAGGGACGCGTTGGTGATCATGCGCTCTTTATGGCCGATGAAAAGATTTGGGTAGAGGGATTCCGCGCGCAGACCTTTGGCCGTTTTATCGGTCCGGAGGAGACCTTTGTCATTTGGCCGGAGCGCGCACAGGCCTACTGGGGCGCACAAGTAAAAGCAGACTTAACCATCAAATAACACGAGATATTATGAGTACAATGAGAGAAAGCATCACGCTTGCCGCGCCTGATCGCGCCGGCACGGAGCATTACTACAGCCGCCCGCAGACATGCCGCTACTGCGGCGGGTCCGGGCACTTTGCCCCTTACGGTCCGGACGACAAAGCGTCCGTCTGCCCCGACTGCCACGGCGCCGGTAAAATGGTGGCTGTCGTCGATATTACATGGGTACCCGCCCGTCGTCGTGATCAACCCCGCAAAACCGGAGCAATACAATGATACGGAGTTGGCAAATACCACAGCACTACATGAGCATAGCGCGCTATATGGAGATCGAGATACCTGTCAGCCGGATCCAGGTCAATAACCGTCTGATCGACGCCGTGACCGTCGAGGTGATCCGCACCGACAGTCTCGGCCTGTGGATAGAGGTTGGCCGGACACAGGCAGGTTATCATTACTCGGTCACCTACGCCGTACCGACCGGCGGCGGCTGCGGCGGAGTCCATGTCAACTCGCCAAGAGCCAAGGACAAGACCGAGGCTCTGCTTGGCGGACTGCGCGAGGCCGCCGGGAGCTACTGGATCACACGCCACGACGGCGCCGCGGCCCGCATAGAGGCCGCGGTCAGAGAGGTCGAAAACTACAAAGCAACACAACTGACATTTTTTTGATATGGCGATAGACAACTACAGGCGGTTTTACGCGATTCTGCGGTATATGCCGCCGCTCTACGAACGCGACGAGCAAAAGAAGCAGCTCGTGCTGCAGTACACCAACGGCCGGACGGACAGCCTCCGAGATATGACTACAAAGGAATACAACGCCATGTGTAGCGCTCTCGAGCGGGAGTTTGGCATCCGGGAGCTCCGCCGCGAAAAGCGCAGCATATGCCTACGGCTCATGCAGCAACTCGGCAAGGACACCACCGATTGGTCGGTCGTCGATGAGTATTGCGTCGACCCACGGATAGCTGGCAAACCGTTTAGGGAGCTGACTAATGGCGAGCTTGACACACTGGCGCGCAAACTGCGTGCCATCAAGCACAGACAGGACAAAAAATCATCCATTAATCAATAATCATTATGGCAAAAAGAGTAAAAAAAACAATCATTACCGGCATAACGGCCGGGGAGGCCGAAGAGGCATTTGCCTCCTACGCCAAGGCTGACGCACAGCAGACCAAAATCACGGCCGAGATCGAATTGGCGTGCGCCAAGATCCGCGAAAAGCATCAGGATCAACTCGCGGCCCTGCAGCAGACCAAGGACGAGGCGTTTGAGCGCCTGCAGACCTACGCAGTGGAAAACCAGAGCGAGCTCTTTGCAAAGCGCAAGAGCCTCGAGATGACCCACGGCGTGATCGGATTTCGCACGGGTCAGCCTAAGTGCAAGACCGCGCGCGGCACCACATGGGCCGACGCTCTGGAGCTCGTCAAGGATCGCCTCCCGAACTATATCCGCACAAAAGAGGAGGTAGACAAGGATCGCCTCCTGGCTGACCGCAACCTCCCATGTCGGCGTGACGACGAGCCGGAGGAGGCAGCACGTCCGCTGCTGCATGAGATGGCGCTGTGTGGCATCCTCGTGGTGCAGGAGGAGAGCTTTTTTGTCGAGCCAAAGAGAGAGGAGGCAGCGTCATGATCAAGTTGCGCAGAGTCGTGGGCACAGGCCCCGATCAGCAGACTCAGATCTGCTACGTCAGACCGGAGAGCATCGCCGTCATCGAGGAGCATGACGACAGCGCATGGGTCGTAATGACCGACAAGAGCGTCATCCGTACAGATATGATCGTCGACGAGGTAGTGGCGACGCTTAAGGCCGTCGGATATTAGACAGCAACAAAAAACAGGTAGATATTACAGATTGATTTGGTTTTGGGTGCGCAGGCTCGTGGGAGTCTGCGCATTTTTTCGTAATTTTGCATTGGAGAGCACAAATCTTGCACATGGCCAAAGGTAGGGATCGAGAATTAATCAAGTTACGTAATGAGGCGCTATGCCGGCGCTATTACTACTGGACCGAGACTCAGCGACTGCGTTTTGACGACGCGCTGCGCATACTCTCCGAGCGGGAGTTTTTTTTGAGCGAGCAGCGCATCATGGCCATCATACGCAAAGCGAGCCGCGAGGGTCGCATCGAGGGGCTTAAGCCGGTCCCCAAAATACGCGCCCCGCGGCTCACCGCCGATCAACTGCGGCTATTTGCCGATCAGATCTGATCGGAGATCCTAAACGCAAAAGTCATCTCAGATACCTTGATACCGTGCGGCATGGAGTACCCCCTGCTGCGCACGCGCGTAAGCGCCGAGGCATTGGGCGCAGCCCTAAACCGATGCAGCGCCCGATAGACCTTGCGCAGCAGCCGGCGACGCTCGCGCACATGGTCATATGTGCCGGATGTGTAATGTGTGTCGTGATAGCAATCGGTGGCGAGGCGCACGGTCAGCGTCGCGCGGCCGCGCTGGGTGTCGCCGGTCAGATCCTCCCACTCGGTTTCGTCATTGCCGATCAGCACACAGGGGTAGGTTACAGGATAGGCGTCGTCCTCGGCCGACATCTCCAGTTGGCCATAATCCTCGTCGATCAGCGACAGCTCCGGCACTTCGGCCGCGATCCGATTGATGATGTTGATGTACAGTTCTTCCATTTTGGTTGTTATTATGGGGTTAATATTTTGCGGATCTCATCCTCGACGGTGCGGCGCAGCTCACGCGTGAGAGTCTGCGATGGGCCGATAAATTTGCGTTGCGGCATCACAAATCGTGTCTTTTTGGTCAGAGCCATACGCCTCCATTTTTCTGATTCGGCGGTGGCGTTGAGATGTGTCACCGTCTTGCCTTTGTGGCGGCCTTTGCCGTTGTCGGCAGTGGCCTTGCTCGTGCCCAACGTCCTGTAATACATCGCCCAAAACTTCTTACGCATCTTGGGTGTGATGGTGATGCTGCCGCCGTTGTTGTGGATGGCGGCATATATCAGATCGTTGTAGATGCGCACGCGCCCCGGAGCAAGTTTGAACAGAATCCGGTTGCGCAGGGTGTTGGTGCGCGACAGCAGCGGTCCGCGCTGCCCGTCAGCCCCGGAGAGGGTCTGCTGGCGCCATGTCGACGGCCACGCCTGCAGGTTATCATCCAGAAAGCCACCCCGGGCGAAATTGCCCCGGAAATGCTGCATCGCCTTTGTTCCCATGAGCCGCGGCAGATCGCTGCGGAGAAGTTTTGCGAGCTCTTTTTGCCTTTTTTCGGCAAATTCACGAAAATTTTGCGGTGTCATTGTTTGGAGTGTAAGAGAAAAGTGTTACTTTTGCAATGGACTTTAGCCGCAAGGCTATCATGCCAAGGTGTGCCGGGTATACCCCTATTGGGGACCCGGCTTATTTTTTATATATCATATTTCAGCAGCTCTTTCGACCCTTTTATTACGCAATAAACATGCTTAATTTGTCGTTTTAGTAGATCGCCGTGCATATCACGATAATGTCGAAATTGTGCTATTGATTTCACCATCTTTTTGTGGTCGAACAATGATGGGTCATGAAAATACAGACAGACGGAATTAGACGGATGCTCAACATCTTCGCGGGCATTGTAGTTGGTCAATTGTCTGTTTTTAGCTGCAAGCGCGTGCGAATACCATCCGTGCCCTGTTATAGAGCGTATATCCATAGCCTCTCCATCCAGTTCAAGATCAAGAGCGGCAAGCTTATTTCCATTCTTCTTTTTTGACTCATCAAGGAGTAAGGCGACGCGCCCCATGCGGAAGAGTTCCGCCTGGCACTCGAGTTCGAGCTGCGTGGATGTAAGACCTTCAAAGAAGCGCTCCGCCTTGAGGCCGTCATGGGTGATATGGCCGACATGTTGGGCTCGCAATCCGCCTGTACGCTTGTCGTATTCCACGTCGCGCCATTCGGGGTTGTTTTTCAATTCTCGATATTTCGCGCGGTTTTGCTTCTTGCGCTCGACCTCCTCGTCGGGGATGGCATTGTCGGCTTGGCGGCAGCTGTTACAATCCTTCTTTTTATTGCCGAATCGCATGCCGAGGCGGTTTTTGAGTCCTCCGGCAAACGGGCACGATGAGCAGCTGTCTGGATAATACGGATGATCCTGACCAAACAGACTGCCGGACTTGCCCGGATTGTCGCCGAGTCCCTTGTGGGGTCCATCCTTGCGCGGATCCACCGCATCCTCATGCTTGATCCCTGTCGCCGGCTCGTCGGTCGACTCCAGCGAGCACTGGCAGTTCCATCGGTCGCCCGGCCGGTGTCGCGACCAGAACGGATGATCCACTGGGAGGATCGTACCCCAGTAGATGCGATGATCCGCGCCCGGATTGGGCGACGTCGACGGCACCCACCGGAGGTTGGGGAGCACATCCTTGTCACGCTCAAACCGCTGCCACTCCGCCGCCTGATGCGCCCGGATAACGGCCGTGTCATACTCCGTACGCAGCCACGGCCCGAACTGGTGGGAGGCTATCGACTGGACATCGTTTGACCACTGTTCGAACGACTTTAGACGGCCGTTTGAATCGAGCAGTCGCATTTTTGAGGGAATTTTCGGCAAATTCGCGAAATTTTTGCGGTGTCATCGTTTGGAGTGTAAAAGAAAACTATTACTTTTGTGATAGCCTGAAAGGGTTAGCCAACGCTACGGCGCGAGCATTGCAGGGAGGGAAACCTCCCTGTTCTAATTTATGAACTTTATCTCCTCTTTGTATAACGATCTAACATGGTCTTTTTTAGATCTGTCAGCGTCTCTATGCGTCAATACACGACCGACCCCATGGGCTAATCTTTTTCAAGATAAATCCAGCCTTGTTGATGGAACAATATTCTGACAGCGACTGCTATCCAGTTTGTTTTTGCGAAGCACATGAGGATATGTAGCAAATGGATGGAGCAATGGAGTGCATGCCGAGGCGGTTTTTGCCTATGTAGTGGTTTTTTCGTAACTTTGTGGCGAAAATCACGAATATAATGAAGAATCTCCGCAACTTCTGCATAATAGCCCATATTGACCACGGCAAGAGTACTCTGGCCGACAGATTGCTTGAATACACCCACACCGTTGAGGGTAAGGATCTTCAGGCTCAGGTGCTTGACGATATGGATCTCGAGCGTGAGCGTGGCATAACCATCAAGAGCCATGCCATACAGATGAATTACGTTTCGGGCAATGAGCAATATGTGCTGAATCTTATCGACACTCCGGGACACGTTGACTTTTCCTATGAGGTTTCGCGCTCCATCGCGGCATGTGAGGGAGCGTTGCTGATTGTCGATGCTTCGCAGGGCATTCAGGCTCAGACGATATCCAATCTCTACATGGCTATCGACAATAATCTTGAAATCATCCCGGTGGTCAATAAGGTGGATCTTGACAGCGCCAAGCCTGAAGAAGTAGAGGATCAGATAGTGGATCTGTTGGGCTGCGATCATTCGGATATCATCCGTGCGTCAGGCAAGACAGGCCTTGGTGTGCCGGAGATTCTTGAGGCGATCATTTCCCGCATACCGGCTCCCGATGGCGATCCGGAGGCTCCGTTTCAGGCTCTCATATTTGACTCTGTGTTCAATCCGTTCAGAGGCATCATAGCATATTACAAGATTGTCAACGGCACGATCCGCCGCGGTGACTTTGTGAAGTTTGTGTCGACGGGTAAGGAATATCATGCCGACGAGATCGGCGTGCTCAAACTTGACATGGCGCCGCAGCAGCAGCTCTCGGCCGGCAATGTCGGATATATCATATCAGGTATCAAGACCTCGCGCGAGGTGAAAGTGGGCGATACGATCACTCATGTCGACCGTCCGTGCAGCGAGGCTATAGCTGGATTCGAAGAGGTCAAACCTATGGTGTTTGCCGGAGTATATCCTATAGAGACAGAGGATTTCGAGAATCTCCGTGCATCGCTCGAAAAACTGCAGCTCAATGATGCATCGCTGACATTCCAGCCTGAATCGTCGGCGGCGCTCGGATTCGGATTCCGTTGCGGATTCCTCGGTCTGCTTCACATGGAGATCATACAGGAACGCCTCGGTCGCGAATTTGACATGGATGTAATCACAACCGTGCCCAATGTATCCTATCGGGTGTTTGACAAGCATGGCAACATGACTGAAGTGCACAATCCTTCGGGATTGCCCGAACCAACGCTGATAGATCATATCGAGGAACCGTACATCAGGGCGTCGATCATCACTGTGGCCGATTTCATAGGCCCGATAATGACCCTCTGCCTGTCGAAGCGCGGCATACTCGTGAAGCAGGAATACATATCCGGCAACCGCATGGAGATGACGTTCGATATGCCGCTTGGCGAAATCGTAATCGACTTCTACGATAAACTCAAGAGCATATCCAAGGGTTATGCCTCGTTTGACTATCATCTGCATGATTTCAGGGAGTCGAGGCTTGTCAGGCTCGATATACTTCTCAACGGCGAAAGTGTCGATGCTTTGTCGACCCTCACTCATGCCGACAATGCAGTGGGTTTTGGCCGCCGCATGTGCGAGAAGCTGAAGGAGCTGATACCGCGTCAGCAGTTTGATATAGCCATTCAGGCAGCTATCGGCGCCAAGATCATAGCGCGTGAAACCATCAAGGCTGTGCGTAAGGATGTGACCGCAAAGTGTTATGGAGGCGACATATCCCGTAAACGCAAACTGCTGGAGAAGCAGAAGAAGGGTAAGAAACGCATGAAGCAGATCGGTTCGGTCGAGGTGCCTCAGAAAGCATTTCTGGCTGTGCTCAAGCTCGACTGATCTGACATTATGTCCGTCTTCGGTCTTGTGATCGGCAAGTTTTGCATATATGTGAACCGAATGAGGAAACTGCAGACGGGTGATATTATTGTGTGATAAATTTATATTGTTTCAACCGCTCTCTCCGTTACAACAACCGACCGAAATGTCAAGCGAAATCAACAACATTGTCGAAAGTGAGCATCATGCTCCGTTTTTTGCGGCACGTCAGGCCATACGTCGCCATGCTACAGGCGGAAATATTCTGATAATATCTACTCTGTTGGCCATGATAGTGGCCAATATCCCGGCTATTAACCATTACTATTTTGAGTTCTGGGAACAGGAGGTGAGGCTGCAGATAGGCGGCTTCAATCTGTTCTCCCATGGTGGAGAGCCGATGAATATGCTGGAGTTTATCAACGATGCTCTGATGGCTGTGTTTTTCTTTTCGATAGGTCTTGAGATCAAGCGCGAGGTGCTTGTCGGAGAGTTGTCGTCGTTCAAGCAGGCTTTGCTGCCGATCATGGGCGCTCTCGGAGGCATGATAGTGCCGGTGGTTATTTTCTACATGCTGTCGAAGGGTACTGACTATGTAGGAGGATCGGCTATACCGATGGCCACCGACATCGCATTCTCGCTGGGAGTGCTTGCGATGCTTGGTTCGCGGGTGCCGATTTCGCTGAAGATTTTCCTTACTACTCTGGCTGTGGTCGACGATATAGGCGGCATCATAGTCATTGCGGCTTTCTATTCGTCGCATATCGAATATATGCTGCTGGTCTATGCTGCAGTGCTTCTCGGAGTGCTTCTGCTTGGCAGTGCTATGCACATCAAGAGCAAGATATTCTACCTCGGTATTGGCGGATGTGTGTGGTTTCTGTTTCTCAATTCGGGCGTGCATCCTACAATCGCCGGAGTGCTGGTGGCATTCTGTGTGCCGGCATCGCCCGTGTTCAAGCCTCGTCGATATGTGAAGATCATTCGCGCCTCGATAGCTCACTTCAAGTATGAGGACGATGAGCATCTCGAACAGTCGAGCATACTCAACCGTGAGCAGATGGACTGGCTCAAAATGATAGAGTATGCTTCCGACAAAGTGATATCGCCTCTGCAGGATCTCGAAGACTCCTTGCATCCGGTGGTCAATAACTTCATAGTGCCTCTGTTTGCCTTTGCCAACGCCGGCATATTTCTGCTCAACCTTGATCCGTTGTCGATTGTTGAAGGTATATCGCTTGCGATAATATGCGGTCTGGTGATAGGCAAGTGCGCGGGTATATTCCTTTTCTCGTGGCTGACTGTAAAGCTCCATCTCGCCCCGATGCCGCTGCGTGCCAACTGGAAGATGATGGCGTCAGTGGCGATGCTTGGCGGTATCGGATTTACAGTATCGCTGTTTATCGCCAATCTGTCGTTTGCCGGAATGGGTGTGCATGGTGCCGATCTGCTCAATCATGCCAAACTCGGCATTGTGGTGGGATCGCTTGTCTCGGGTATCCTCGGATACCTGCTGCTCGGCCGTACTCTTCCTGCCGGCGGTCAGTATGTGGCGTCGGATGATGAAGATGCACTTCACATGTAAATCCGGGTTATAATACGATAAAAGGTCGTCGCGTTGCCTCATGCGGGCAGCGCGACGTCGTTTATATACGTCGTTTATATACAATGATCGCCGGTATCAAATTGTCGTATTAAATTTGCGAAATTCACATTTAATTGTTAATTTTGGCACGAAGTGTTAAAACCGGGTGTATTGACTTTTTTATGCTCCGCTAACAATTCGGGCATCTCAAGCGTTAACATAATAAATTAAAAAACATATAGCCGCTTGACGGCTGTAAAGTGATAAAATGAAAAAATCGACAATCTGGGCAATAACCATCATAATGGCTCTGACATTTGCGGGGCTTCTGTATGTGCAGGTGATGTACATGAAGAACATACTGCGTATGCGCGATGACCAGTTTGCAGAAGGCGTGAAGCGGTCGCTTTACGCTGTCACCGGCAATCTGGAGCAGGACGAAACGCAGTATTTTCTTGAAGAGGATGTGGCTCAGATCGAAACCTCGGTATTGCCACGCTACTCGTCGTCATCGGGCGAGCAGGGTGGCATACAGTATTCTTTCACCACTCCTGAAGGCAAGAAGGGAGCATTGACGCTGCAAGGCGATCTCAATGCGCTCGATCCGACTATAACTCTTACTCCGCGTCAGCGCCAGCGGCCGACCCATGAGATACTGCAGGAACAGTATCTTAAGCAGCGCACGCTTATGAACGAGGTGATACTGCGCATGATAAGCCAGTCGAGCACACGTCCGATCGCCGAACGCGCAGATTCGGGTAAGGTGGCCACATATCTCAGAATGGAACTGGCCAACAACGGCCTTGACCTGCCGTTTGAATTCGCTGTCGTCAACCGTCAGGGTGCCGCGGTGTATCATTCGGCTGGCTACATGCCTGAGCAGGTGGGTAATGACAATATGTTTGTGCAGACGCTTTTTCCCAACGATACGCGCAATCTGATGTATTACCTCAAGGTCTACTTCCCCACCAAGCGTGATTACATCATGTCGTCGCTCAACTATATCATTCCGGCGTTTATCATGACGTTTGTGCTGCTGGTGGTGTTTGTCATAACAATCTACCTGATCTTCCGCCAGAAGAAGCTGACCGACATGAAAAACGACTTCATCAACAACATGACACATGAGTTCAAGACTCCCATATCCACCATATCGCTTGCCGCGCAGATGCTCAACGACAGCTCTGTACGCAAGTCGTCGAATATGCTTGAGCACATATCCAATGTGATCAACGATGAGACGAAGCGGTTGCGTTTTCAGGTCGAGAAGGTGTTGCAGATGTCGATGTTCGAGCGTCAGAAGGCCACACTTAAACTTCAGGATGTGGATGCCAACACCATTGTCGAGAATATTATCCACACTTTCAAGATCAAGGTGGAGAAATATGGCGGCCATATAGAGGCTGTGCTCAAGGCGGAACAGTCGATCATTCATGTCGACGAGATGCATTTCACCAATGTGATTTTCAATCTGCTTGACAATGCCGTCAAATACCGTCGTGAGGATGAGTCGCTTAAACTTTCGGTGACAACACGCGACGTGTCGGGCGGACGTCTTGAAGTGACAGTGGCCGACAACGGCATCGGTATCCGTCGTGAGGATCTAAAGAAAATATTCGAGAAATTTTATAGAGTGCCGACTGGCAACCTGCATGATGTCAAAGGCTTCGGACTCGGTCTGGCCTATGTCAACAAAATGGTGAGGGAGCTTGGCGGACAGATAACGGTGGAGAGTGAACTCGGGCAAGGTACACGATTCATAATCACTCTGCCGCTTGCGAAAAGATGAATACAAACATATAAAAACAAATTATTATGGAAGAACGACTGCGTATACTGCTTTGCGAGGACGACGAGAATCTCGGTATGCTTCTTCGCGAATACCTCCAGGCCAAGGGCTATAATGCCGATCTGTTTGCCGACGGCGAAAGCGGCTACAAGGCTTTCCTGAAAGGCAAGTACGACTTGTGTGTGCTTGATGTGATGATGCCCAAAAAGGATGGATTCGCACTCGCGCAGGAAATCCGCACGGTCAACTCGGAGGTGCCCATCATATTCCTTACCGCGAAATCGATAAAGGAAGATATCCTCGAGGGCTTCAAGATCGGTGCTGACGATTATATCACCAAGCCTTTCTCTATGGAGGAACTCGTGTTCAGAATCGAGGCCATACTGCGCCGCGTAAAGGGCAAGAAGGGCAAGGAGATCACGATGTACAAGATCGGACAATTTACTTTCGACACACAGAAGCAGACTCTGATGATTGGCGACAAGATGACCAAGCTTACCACCAAGGAGTCTGAACTGCTCAGCCTGCTGTGTGCTCACGTCAATGAGATTCTTGAGCGTAACTTCGCTCTAAAGACTATCTGGATCGACGACAATTATTTCAACGCCCGTTCGATGGACGTGTATATCACGAAGCTGCGCAAACATCTGCGCGACGATCCGTCAATCGAGATCATCAACATCCACGGCAAGGGCTATAAGCTCATCGCTCCCGAAGCTGAAGCAGAGTCCTGAGGCTTATAAAGCATAAAAGAATGCCGGGCAGTCGAGGGGATAAATCCCCGGACTGCCCGGATGCTTTTTTGTCGGTGTTGCAGCTTATTTCGCAACGTTGACGCGGCGCTCCTTGATGCGGGCCTTCTTGCCGGTAAGGCCACGGAGGTAGTAAAGTTTGGCGCGACGCACCTTGCCATACTTGTTGACGGTGATAGAGTCGATGAACGGCGATTCGATGGGGAAGATACGCTCCACACCGATGTTGTCGCTCATTTTGCGGACGGTGAAACGCTTCTTGTCGCCGTCGCCCGAGATACGGATTACCACACCGCGATACTGCTGGATACGCTCTTTGTTACCCTCTTTGATGCGGTAGGCCACGGTGATGGTGTCGCCGGGACCGAATTCGGGATGTTTCTTGCCGGTAGCGTAAGCTTCCTCGACAACTTTAATTAAATCCATTGTGATCGTTTTAATTAAAATGTTAACATATTAGTCGCAATATGGCCAGGCTGCATGTCC